CGCCGACCAGGCACCCAGGCGCCGGCCCGCGGTGGCGCCTTCGTAAGGGACACTCGACGCCCGGCGCGCCGGCGGCCCGGCAGGCGCAGCACCACCGCCCCGTTTGAAGCGGGCCAGGAATGAAGTCATGCTGAACACGGAGTAACAGTCAGATCTGGTTGGCGCCCGAGGTGGCCATCATTCGGCCGCACAGTAATTCGTCCAGCATCTGGGACGCGAAAGTCGGCAGATGCTATAGAATCAACGAGAAGGCGAGAATATTCTCTTTTCGTGATGATATGAATCCATCAATTACTCTCAACTCAAAACTAGAAACAATGATGTTTCCCACTTCGTTTTCAGTAACTGAATACGACGCCGTTCAAGTGCCGATGCTCAAGCACGCCCATAGCCGGCAATGGAAGGTCTGGGCGATGGGATGGAAGGGCCTGGCATATCGTTATCGCACGGCAGTTGAAGATCAGGCCGTATTTGCTGCGGCGATTACCGGTCCCGAAGATGGAGAGAAGCGCTTCCTGCAGGAACGCGCGTTCTTTGGATTGGTCGTCAACAGCCTGTCCGCGATTAGTTGCTACGCATATGGCCTTTACGGACTTGTTGCAGCCGCTGATCCTGCCGCGTTTCCAATCTCGACAACTCAGGACTTACGCGTGTATCCAGCAGATGTACACAAGAAGCTTGTCGGCGCGGGGAGCCCCTTTCAGAAGGATCCCATAGCCACTTCGTTGCATACCTGTCTCGACTCGACTGAATTCAAAGAGTTGGCAGAATTGCGAAATGCGCTTGATCACCGAGGCGTGCCGGGCAGAGCAATCACAATGGGGCAGAGCGATCTGATTCCTGACGATCTTAAGGACCTACCTGATCGCTGGACCGTTAACCGGAATCTCGACGCTCGGTTTTCCGAGAAGATCACGAATTGGCTCGCCTCCGAGATGAAGATTCTACTCATTGCGGCTGCAACGTTCGCGCAAACGAAGATTTGATGACTTTGGTGTTGTGGCGCTGCTCTTGCGCAAGGATGGCAGCGTCCACCTCGATTGGTTGCGGCATTCGCTGTGAGCGCTTACGCGTGATTACATTCCTTTACTCCCTGACAGCCGGTACTGCCGTGTGCGCTTTCCGGATTGCTGATTCAGTGCGTTCTGGACAACGGCGATCGCCCGCTGCAACTCTTGGACCGAGCGGTAGGTGATGCTGCGGCCCTCGTATGTGACCGTCAGCGTGCCCGAGGCCAGCGCTTCCTGCAGCGCTTCGAGTTGTGCCTGGGTGTACGCCATCAGAGGAACCGTCCCCGGATCTTGCGAGTGCCACGCCGCGCCTCTTTGCGCGGCTCGGGCGGCGGCGCCTGGCGTTCTACGTGGCCGACGCGCTCTTCCATCGCCTGCCAGTGCCTCTCCTGGAAGCGGTCCAGCCCGACGCGGGCAGCGGCCGCACGGGCGTAGACCCGGCAGTCGAGGGCCTCATTGCGTTCCCGCATCTTCTGCCACTCGTGCCGCCGGTAGCCTTTGACGATCTTCGTCACCAGTTGCTCGGCGGTGATCTGCTTGAAGAACTCCTCGCTGTACTTCGGGAAGTGGCAGTAGCCGGGCGGGAACGGCGTGCCGATGGCGAGGTCTTCATCCGTGGGCCGCTCCAGGCGCAGCCAGCGGTACAGTTCCTCCTTCGCCATGCCGGAGTTCACCGGCCAGACGCGTACGCCGCGCTTCAGTTTCGCGCCCAGCGGGCCCACTTCAACCGGCGACGCCGAATCCACCAGAGCCGGCGCCCGCGAGTCGCCCTTGATCACCAGAACGTGGCCGCCCTGTCGCCGGGCCCACTGGTACACCTCCGTGGTGGCGAAGCCCGAGTCCACGGCCAGTTGCAGGATCGGCAGTTCAATCCCGCTGGCGGCGGGGTACGTCTCGTTCAGCAGCCCGGTCAGCTTCTCCCAGACCGGTGTGCGCGAGGTGTCACCTTCGATGACGCGGTAATCGACCGACCACGACTCCTTACCGCGGCCATACGCCACCACTTCCACTTCGATGCGATCCTTCTGGACGTCCGCGCCGGCCACCAGGAACAGGCCGCCGCGCGGAACGCTGCCGATCTTGTACGATTCCCGGCGATCGTAGAGCTTCTGCCAGTCTGGAGCCTCGCCGAGCAGCGTCCACGTCTCGCCCAGGACGGTGTTGACGAACACCTGCAGCAGCGCCGGGTTCTTCTGTGCCTGCTCGAACTGCTTGGCGGCGTCGGACCACGCGAACCACCCGACCGGCGAGTAGAGGCTCGACAGGTGAAAGCCCGCCGTCCGGCCGTCGCCGGCGGCTCCACGCCGCCACTCGCCGCGCGGCAGCATCCACTGCTTCTGATGGTTCTGGATCTCCTGCCCGCAGTGCTCGCAAACGTAGACCGCTTTCTCCGGCGCGCCCTTCGGCCACCGCAACTGTGCGAACTTCAGAATTTGGAACTCGCGGCACACCGGGCACGGCAGCCAGTAGCGGCGCTGGTCACTCTCTTCCCACGCGGCCTCGATCCGGCTCATGCCGGTGATCTTCGGCGTCGAGCAGAGGAACACCTTGCGGCGCGCGAAGGTGCGCGTGCGCGCCATGGCGAGGTTGACCGGGTCGCCCTCGCCTTCGACATCGCCCGGGTAGGCGTCCACTTCATCCAGAAACAGGAAGCGCGCCGCCATCGAGCGCAGGCCCACAGCCGAGTTCGCGCCCGTCATCACCAGGACGCCGCCGGGAAACTCCTTCGAGAGGACCGTGTTCCCCGAATCGCGCGACCGCGGGCTCTGCACCAGCGCTCGGAGCACATCCGACTCCTCGATCAGCGGGTCGACACGCTGCTTCGAATTGCGCTTGGCCATCTCGACCGTGGGCTGAATCGCCATCATCGGTCCCGGCGCCTGGTGGATGATGTAGCCGATCCAGTTGTTCCCGCACTCCGTGCCCCCGATTTGCGCGCCCTTCATGAACACGACGCGCTCGACGATCGAGGACGGCGAGAGGCAGTCCATGATCTCGCGCAGATAGGGCGTGCGATCGGTGCGCCACGGGCCCGGCTCGGCCGAAGCACGTTGCGATAGCTTTCGGTACTTGTCTGCCCACTGCGAGATGGTCAGCAGTGGGTCTGGCCGCACGCCTCCGGCCGCCGCCGCGAAGTAGATCTCCTCAGCGGTGGGCGGCATCCGCGAACTCCTCCAGAAAACTGCGCACCTCGGCCATCAGAATGCCGTGGACCTTCTCCAGGCTGACGGATTCCGGGTTGGGGCCCGCTGCCCGCAGCACCTCGCGAAACTCGGCAAGCAGCGCCCCGACCACACGGTCCGGCATGTTCAGCAGCCGGTCCCGGAACATCCGGAACAGATTGAAGGCCGCGATCGAGACCTCGTCGGCCTTGACCAGCTTCTTAATGCGCTCTTCGTAGTCGAGTTTGACCAGGCGCGCTTCGTAATTGGCGATAATCGCCCGCGCCATCGCATAATCGAGGCCACCGCTGACCGGCTCTGGCCGCGATGACTCGACACGTGGCGCCGTAGCCACAGCGGGCGCGCTTCGCCGCACCTTCGGGCCCGTGTTGCGCGCCCAATCGGCGTCGGCGCGTTCCGGCTCGATCTTACCCTCGGCAGTCGTGTGAATGCGGCCGGATTCGATCGCCTTCTGCACCGCCTTGAGCGTCACGCCGCGATGCTTGGCGTACGCCCGCAGGCTCACCGCCGCCATTGAATCATTTCTCCCGAAACTCGAACTTCAGACTTGCTATTCGGCCCGGCTGAAGTGATGTATGTCATCGATGCCACGGACCACCAAGAGCACCAAACAGACCGCCGCCGCCTGCTACGCGGAGCGTCACGCCGAATGCCAGGACCTGCTGAAGCGGATCGCTGAGGCCCTGGAGCAGCACAAACGCGAGCAGGCCGCCGAGCCTGCCAATTGGGGCCACGCGGGCGACCTCGGCCACGTCAGCGAGCAACTCGCCTACGTCCTCGCCTCCCTGGGCGACCGCAGCGCCGTGGATCAGAAAGGACTCGATTACTAGCCATGACCACCTTTGCCATCGACACCGACAACAACATCACGGCCTTCGCCGCCGCCAATCAGGCGCCCGAGGACCAACCCCGTTTCGCCACCGAAAAGGAGTTCGCCAAGCTCTGCGCCGAGTGGCCCATCAGCCGCTTCGCCGACGTCTGGAACGCGTTCGCCGGCGTGGTGCCCTTCGACAGCCTGAAGCCGGTCAAGAAGTTCACCGACCGCAAGACGGCAGTCAACCGGATCTGGAAGGCAATCCAGGCCCTGACGCCCGCCCCCGCGCACAAGGCCGCCACCGGCAACAACGGCACGCCCGCGGCGCGAGAGGGCAGTAAGAAGGCCATCGTCCTCGGCATGCTCAAGCAGCCGGATGGGGCAACCCTCGCCGACATCATGGCCGCCACCGGCTGGCAGGCCCACAGCGTCCGCGGCTTCATCTCCGGAAGCCTGACCAAGAAGATGGGGCTGAAGGTCGAGTCCATCAAACGCGAGGATGATGCCAGGAGTTACCGTATCGCGTAGCCTCCCGCGAATCTGCCGCCGGG